TACAGTATCCGTTGGGTCGATATCACAGCTGATGGCGGACACGCCACCGAAGAAGAATTCGAAAAAATGGAGCCTGCTATCATTGTTACCCATGCCTATGTGTTCAAAAGAACAAATAAATTGGTGTACACCTTTGCGTCTTATGATGAAAAGGAAGCCGTCTTCTCAGACAGAAATGTCATCCCACCCGGCTGCATATTAAAAATGGAAAAGATTCTATTATGAGTCTTTCTGAGATTTTGGTTTTGATAGCACTCGTTCTTTTAATTCTTTTTCATCGACACCCTCAAGAATCGGAGAGTAATCATCTATTATTCTCTTCATACGACTCTCAAGTTCTTCAGTTGTTAAATCCTCTAGTTTACCAGTTCTAATTATTTTCTGTTCAATATATAATCCTGCTGCTTTTCCACGTGCAACTTCTGCATTTACAGCTGCGGACCAGGCACCTTTTTTAAGAGCTTCAGCTCTAATCTGGCCTAATTCTGATATATGTTTTTCATAAGTTACTTCATATTTCTTCTGCCATTCTTCTCTCAACTCACCTATGTATTTAACTACAAGCGGATATAATTTTGGATTCTGTAATTGAGATGCATATTGTCTTGCTCCTTCTTTAGCAAAGCCTGCATCAACAGCACATTGCGTTGCTGTTTTTCTGCCTTCATTCGTTACTAATTCGTAAGCGAATTTCATTTGCATTTCTGTAAGTTTTTTTGGTAGTCCCATTGACAAATAAATATACATTGTTTATAAAAATGTCAATGTTAAGCGGAAAGGTATTAAGACAAGTATTAGATAAAATGTTGAAGTCCCCTACAGCTCAAGAAGCTAGGGTGCAAGTAATATTACCTGACGGTAAATATTATGACATTACTGGTGTACAATTGATGGAAAATAAATTATTAGGTGTGAGAGAAACACATCGAATAGCACTTACAATCAAGCCAGAGACGTGGAATATGGGGAAGGTTATTAAGAAGCTGTAAAGGTGAAACCCGAGCAAAAACTTTGGCATGAAATTAAGTTATACAACAAGAAAAATAATTGTAATTTGTCGTTCACAAGGCTTGAAAACCTTAGTAATCTTGGTACTCCTGACTTGTTGGTCTACAGTCCTAGCGGCAACTTTAAAACACTTGAATTAAAATATACAAAGCATAACAAAATACGCTTCTCCCCACATCAAATATCGTTTCATATTAAACATCCGAAGAACTCTTTTATCTTAGTTAAAGGGGGTAATCCTTTAACCTATAAACTTTATGAGGGAAGGTTTATCAAGGAGCTTGTGACTTATGGCTTGAGCCTTGATGCTTGTGCCTCTGATCTTGGAGCTTGTTGCTTGCGCCTTAGAGCTTGAGCCTTTATTCTTGGAGCTTGCGCCTCCCGCTTGTGGCTTGTGACTGGATACCCGTTATCCCTGCACCATTGCTCATGGACTAAATCTATTTGTGTTTGAATACGCCGGCTAGTGTTGACCATATGCCACGTTCTTGACTTTAGGATCCCAGCAAGCCCGGCAATCACCGCAAGCGTTGTCTTGTTGTGGAGCTGGGCAAATATTATCTCCTTTATACCATTGACCCTTTTTAGATACCACCGTTGAAGTATTGAGCCAACTCTCTGGCGCTTCCTGATCAATCATCGTTGCGGAAAACCGGATAACTAAATTATCCGGTTTAATCGGGAGGAATTTTTTAACCCACGCTTCACGTGTTGGAATCCAGTGGTTAACTGTTGGCGTAGCTTTACAGACAGCGAAAATTTTCATTAAGTGTTCCTCGTCCTGTACATCGCCGGAATCGTGCCATCTAAAATATTTTGATTTCTTTGAATTAATAATTAAGCTCATTGCGCCAACCCATAGCGGAGATCTTATAGCTCTTAATCTTTTATATTGTGCTTCTTGTACAACTTTAAAAACATAGCAGCCCTTCAGAGCGTAACAGCCATCGCAGACGCTGCCTTTAACTTTGGCAAGCTTAGAGCCAGTCTTGCATTCTTTGGCCGGTAAACCATAAGCCCATCCGGGCATTTTACTCGGCTTTGATAATGATCCTGTAATTTCTAACGCTTCTTTTACTTTCATATTATCCTCTCTATTTGTTTGCTTGTTGATAGCCCCAATCAAAATAATTACATATTTGATCTAGACTAAATGATTTAATTAACTTTATGTCTTCAACTCCATACTCATCTTCTTTGTGATAATCTTGTAAGTGAAAATCAATTAAATATTCTTTTAATGACTTTTTAGATTTAAATTCCATAGGCTCGCAAGCCCCTTGTAAATCTATTCTAATTACTTTCATAACTCCTCTCTTATCCTATAGCTTGAGCCTTGTCAAGCTTGTTGCTTGCTCGCTTGTATTTTTAACTCCCATTGACAATCACTATTATAAATTGCATTAGGATATTTTTCTCTAACTTGTATTTCTTCACACTCAAAGCAAACATAATTATTATCAGTAATATTATCACACCCTTGAGTACAATCTTTATTTGGTTTAACGTGTTTTAATAAGTTCATATTACTCCTTTACTAGGTCAAGGGCGGGGCAAATTAATAACCGGTGTTTCCCCGCCTTGTCCATCTAGTTTAGAATTATTCTAAACTAGAAATTTGTTAACTCGCCTTCGTGGCAAGCGTTAAACCAGTCGTTGCTTTCGTGTTCACAGTCAATGCAATACTCGTTTGAATTGACCGCCCACTCATCTGGTTTAGGAGTACAACCGCAATGCTTGCAAGTAAAATTAAATTCTAGTTGTGTCATTGCTCTCAAGCTCCTTTATTCTTTTTTCTAGCTCTAGTAATCTAGTAGCAATCAAATTCAGATTATCTGTATTTGTGCCAACTACTCGAGCCAACTGGTTAAGATTGTCAGCGTCTTTAACAATTATATCAGTTATCTTGTTCATTGTTTGATACATATTTCCTCCGTTGTTCATAATTAGAATATAGGATATTCCTGTTTATATGTCAATTATTAAATGTGTTCATTTTGGGTCTTTGGTTCTTGACTTATTATTCTATATAGGATAACTTAGGACTAGATATATAAACAAACAATGGAGGAAATATGTCTAAAACAATGACGAAGTATCAACTAGATCACTTCAAAGAAAAGGTGCGAAGAAATTTCGAACCTTTAATAAGAGAACAAGAGCTGTTAGTGAAACAGTATAAAACTGAGGCGACAAACAAGATAGTAGGCAAGCTATCCAAAAAAATGGGAGCTGATAAAATCTTGGAGCAATTAAAGAAGGCGGAGGCGCATTTAAGAAAAGCTCAAGACAGCGCTAAAACTTTTTTTAAGAAGAAGGCCACAAAAGAAAAAAAAGACCTCAACTCTTATAAATTCACTAGTCAGTCGTATGATGACGGCAGATTATCAGTGGAGGATTGTGAGGAGCAATTAAGAGACTGGGCGCAAGAGCTGGTTGAAAGAGAAATAAGAAAAAGACCCGAAGGTGAGAAGCTAAAACAATTGGAGCAATTACAACAACACTCAATTGATACAGTTATGGAAGCTGGAACACCAGATGAGCTAATAAGAAAATTAGATACATCAACAAAGAAAATTGGTATTGCGTGGGTTGTTGATACATCTAAAGTTAAACAGATAGCGAGTTAATATGATTGAAATATTTTTAGAAGCGCCAATGGAACTTCAATTGTTGTTGCTCGGAGGTCTTTGTGCCGTGGGTGTAATTGCATACTTCGGCATTAAAGGAACAGACGAAGCAATTGACTTTCATAATCGTTATAAGCAAGACGAAAAATGGAGGAATAAATGAAGTGGGTCGATAAAAATACAATAAGCCTTGAGTGGTGTGTTGACGATGTCAAACAGCAATTAAAGGATCGAGGTAAAAAAGAGAAGTTAACTCTTGAACAATGTAGAGATGTATTATCTCGATGCTTACACAAACACGATGCGTCAATGGGTATATCATGGGACATTATAGATTATCACATTGACGATGTGATAGCCGAAGAATAACCAATAAAAAGCGGGGCTGTTGCCCCGCTTTTTTTATATCCACACAAACCCAAAATGAACACATAGTGTATTGACATAACTAGGAAAATCCTATATCCTAGGATGGTGGCTGGGGACGGCGGTGGTATATTAATATTTTGAGCCCGAGCGAGCTCGCTCACTCACTCACCCACCCCCCCCCACGTTCACGATTTGTTCCGCAAGGTGTCCATTTTGGGTCGAGCCAGGACAAAAGGAGAACGGCGCAAGAACAAAAGTATACTGTCCATTTTGGGTCGCGCCGGGTGAATTGGCTTGATTTAAATAAAGGAATATCCTATAACAGTTATAACAACGGAGGAAACATGAACAGAAAAAATAGAAGAACAAATCCATTTTCCGGTCAATCGGAAATGTTAACTAATGAAGAGGCAATTATATACGATCAAATAAAAACGGCCGAAATGAACGAGGAATGGGAAACACTGCAAGCGGGGTTGGATAAGTTTAGTAGATTGAACCCTAGTGCATATATGACGTTATTAGATTAACAACGGAGGAAACATGGTAAGTAAATATATAAAACAATTAATAAAAGATTATAGAAACATGAACATGAAATCTTTTTTAGATAAGCACGGCGCGGAAGCGGTGGCGCTAGCAAAGAAAATGAGTGAGAGACAGAAACATGAACAACGGATAGATTCACAAGTAAGTCAATAAACATACTGTTCATAATGGGTCGGCGCCCTGCGGGCGCCCGGCTTATTCGGCCCTTCGGGCCGGGCATATCTCGGCCCCTTCGGGGCCTCGAGGGGTCCCAAACCGATCCAGGAATTAAAACCTTTTTTTTAACGTCAATCACCCTTTTTGCAAAAGGGGTCCCAATACTGTACAGTATAGTGTAAGTTTTAGAGATAGACGTCCCTAAAATACTTTTTAAGTTTATGAATATAGACCCAAAAAAATTGCAGAATTTTGAAAAGCTTCCGGCTGATGTAAGACGTGAGTTCAGTTTATTAATGAATCAGTGGGAGAATAAAAAATCGACTCAGAAAGTACAGTCAGATTTTATGTCTTTTGTAAAACACGTTTGGCCTGATTTTATTGAGGGAAAGCATCACAAAAAAATTGCGGAAAAATTTAACCGAATCGCATCTGGTAAAATTAAAAGAGTTATTATCAATATGCCACCAAGACATACAAAGTCTGAGTTTGCATCTTATCTATTACCTGCCTGGTTAGTGGGCCGTAATCCAAAATTAAAAATAATTCAATCAACACACAATACTGAATTAGCTGTAAGGTTTGGACGAAAGACTAAGAACCTAATGGACTCTCAAGAATACAAACAAGTTTTTGAAACAAGGCTCAAGGAAGATTCTCAAGCTGCAGGAAAATGGGAAACCGAACAAGGTGGTGAATATTATGCAGCTGGTGTTGGATCTGCAATTAC